AATATTTGATTATTTTAATATCTTGGAAAAAATATATCATATTTATAGATGTGTTACATAATTTTTAATATTTAAGAGGTTTTTTATGTCAAAGTTTAATGAATTGTCATCTGATGACTTGGTTTTGCCTAAACCCAATGAAGAAAATGGAAAACAAATTGATGCAAAGGATTTTCAAAGTGAGGATATTGATGTAGTTAAAGGACTTCAATCGAGTTATGCCCTTACAACTGCTCAAATCGGTCAAATTGAAATTGAATTGCACCTTTTACACAAAAGGTTAGAACAAGTACAAGAGATAAGAGAAGAACTTTTCAAAAAATATGCAAAATTGCAAGAAGAAGAAGGTAGTTTGGTTAAGAGTTTAAATGAGAAATACGGAGACGGCGTTCTTGATTTAGATTCCGGTAAATTTATACCAACTGAATAATGGTTTTGTGTTTTTTAATTCATATTTATATGAAGATTTAATTACATAATTTTCTGGAGATAATAGTGGCTAATGAAAGAATTATAAGTCCTGGCGTGTTTACCAATGAGAAAGATTTATCTTTTCTCCAAACGGGTGTTGGAGCTATTGGTGCCGCTCTGATAGGACCAACAATTAAGGGACCCGCGTTTGTTCCCGTAGCTGTGAGCAACTATACTGATTTTGTTGCTCAATTTGGTAGTTTGTATGAAAATTCATACTTGCCATACACAGCAAAAAGTTATTTACAGAACTCTGGTGGTGCTACCATTGTTAGAGTTTTAGGATCAGGTGGTTATTCTTTGAAACATCCAATAGCATTAGTTGCTAGTGGATCATATGGAAAAAGATTGATTTCCTTATTACACCCAACGTTTGCTATAAACAATGATGATGAAGACTCATTATTTGGTAAATCAACCATTTCAAGTGATAGTGGTAGTTTCTCACTTATAATTTCAGGTGGATTCACAACTGATGAAACATCATTTACGAATGCTATAAATGAAAATGGTGTTCCATATAGTGCTTCCATCAATCCTGAAAATGCTTCATTTATCGGGAATTTATATGGATATAACCCATATGGTACTAATGCAGTTTATAACTATGTATCTTTTAAACAATATGCATCTGCTTCACTTGCTGAAGATCCTGCAACAAAAGTTTACATAGAAACTGGTTCTGCCGCAACACCACCATGGGATTTCACAACAGATTATCTTGAAGCATCTACTCCTTGGATAACATCACAAAAAATTGGTGCGAATGCATTAGACTTGTTCAGATTCCACACAATTTCTCACGGTGTTCATTCTAACTATGAAATCAAAGTTGGTATAGCTAATATACGTCCTGCTGGTTCAATCGCAGGTTCAGAATATGGTGATTTTGATGTTATAGTTAGATACGTTGATCAATCTAAATTGCCACAAACTCCATTTGGATGGCAAGATGAAGATATTCGTCCTGCAATAGTTGAGGCATATAAGTGTAACTTGGATCCAAATTCTCCAAGATATATTACAAGAGTAATCGGTGATAGATATGTTACTATCTCTGATGAAGGTAAAGTTATTGTAAATGGTGATTATTCAAATAAATCTAAATTTATTCGTGTTGAAACAACAGAGGCCGTAAAGAATGGTGCAGTTTCTCCAAATCTGATTCCATTTGGTTTCCGTGGTCTTGTTTCACCAATACCAAGTGCATTCTCTCAACCTGCAAGTGCAAATTATGTAACATCACAGGTAATAGGAAGTGCATATAATAAACGAGTATTCTTTGGATTCAATTTTGATTTCTCAAATACTGACAACTTTAATTACTTGCGTCCATTGCCAATAATTCAAAATCAAACAACTGGAAGTAATGTAGATTTCTACTTGGGTAACTATTCTCAAAATGCTGGTGCAAATTATCCGTCACCATCAAACCCATATAGTGGATCTATAGATTTGACATCAAACACTTCCATTGATACTCGTAAATTTATAGTTCCTTTTCAGGGAGGATTTGATGGTCACAAGCCAAATCTTCAAAAGAAAACCGGAACATATATTGAAGCTGGTAACACACAAGGATTTGATTTATCATCAACTGGAACAGATGGATATGTTGCTTATAAGAAGGCGATAGATACAATCTCAAATGCTGACGAATTTGATATTAACATGGTCGCAATACCTGGTGTATTACACTCATTACATTCTGCAATAACTTCTTATGCTTCTGAAATGTGTGAAAATCGTGGTGATGCTTTCTATGTGATGGATTCAATCGGTATCAATGACAACATTGCAAGTGCAGTATCAACAGTTGAGGCACTTGATACAAATTACGCCGCTACATATTATCCTTGGGTTAAGATTGTAGATATGGACAGAAACAAGCCAGTTTGGGTTCCACCATCTGTTGTTCTTCCTGGTGTGATTGCATTTAATGACCGTGTTTCTGCTGAATGGTTCGCGCCTGCCGGTTTGAATCGTGGTGGATTGACAGAAGTTATCGAAGTTAAATCCAGATTGACACAAGCTGAACGTGATACATTATATGAAGGTAGAATAAACCCAATCGCAGTATTTCCTGCCGCTGGTGTTTGTGTGTGGGGTCAAAAGACACTCCAAGGTAAACCATCTGCTCTTGACCGTATCAATGTTCGTAGATTGTTGATTGCTGCTAAGAAGTTTATCGCTTCTTCTACAAGATACCTCGTGTTTGAACAAAACACATCACAAACAAGAACTCGTTTCTTGAATATCGTGAATCCATATCTTGAATCAATTCAACAACGTCAAGGTCTTTATGCTTTCCGTGTTATCATGGATGAAAGTAATAATACGCCTGATGTAATCGATCGTAATATACTTTATGGTCAATTATATCTACAACCTGCGAAGACTGCTGAATTTATCATTCTTGATTTCAACATTCAATCAACAGGTGCTGCGTTTCCAGGATCTTAATGTAAGTTAAATGGGGAGATGAAATACTCTCCCCAATTTTTTAATGTTCTATATTTATGTAAAAGAATAATTTTAATTTGGAGAAATAAATGGCTGAATTACTTGATCCCACGGAAGTATTTTTTACCCCGTTTGAGCCGAAGTTACAAAACCGATTTATTATGTACATCGAAGGTGTTCCTGCTTATTTAGTAAAGGGTTCAGGAAGACCAAACATTAGTTTTAATCCTATCACACTTGACCACATAAACATTAAACGTAAAGTTAAAGGAAAGGGTGAATGGCAGGATGTTACTATTAAATTATATGATCCTATTGTGCCATCTGCTGCTCAGGCAGTTATGGAGTGGGTACGTCTTTCACACGAATCTGTAACAGGTCGTGATGGTTATTCCGACTTTTATAAGAAAGATATAACACTTCATATTCTTGGTCCAGTTGGTGATAAGGTTGAAGAATGGACACTCAAAGGTGCATTTATCACCGCAACAACTTTTGGTGATATGGATTGGGCAAACGATGCGTTTGTAGAGATTTCTCTCACACTCGCCTATGATTATGCTATTCTACAATACTAATTTTTATCATATTGTATTGTTGTTAGTAATTTAAAATATGGGTATGCCTTTTTTGGTATACCCATATTTATATTTGTATTTTAAACTGTTTTATTATAAACAATGTTATAGGATTAGTTATGACAAAAATTCCAACCGGTTACGATTTACCAATGGACAGTAGTATGTCTGATGCTGATATAAAGGCACAGTTAATGTCCGAACACAAACAAACTAATGTTAAAAAATCAAATTTCCCAACAGAGATTGTTCCTTTGCCATCAAAGGGATTGGTTTATCCAGAAGGACATCCACTTGCAAGTGGAACGATAGAAATGAAATATATGACTGCACGTGAAGAAGATATTTTGACTTCACAAAACCTAATCAAACAAGGTGCAGTTTTAGATAAGTTGTTTGAGTCTTTGATTGTCACTCCAATGAATTATTCTGATTTATATGTTGGTGATAAGAATGCAATTATGGTTGCTGCTAGAATACTTGGTTATGGAAAAGACTATACAGTAGAAATAGATGATCCATTTTCTCCAGGAAATAAACAAAAAGTAACAATAGATTTAACTCAAATTGAGCACAAGGAGGTCGATTATTCGCCATTTGAGAACAGAGCAGCCGAATTTGATTACCAATTACCACTTTCAAGCCGATACGTTACTTTCAGACTTATGACACATAAGATTGAAAAAGAAATCCAAGCTGAAATAAAGAGTATGAATAAAACACTTGTTAAAACAGGAATAGATAAGGAATTGACAACGAGACTCAAACATCTTATTGTTGCAGTTGATGGTGAACGCGGTAGAGCAACAGTTGATAATTTTGTAGACAATGAATTATTTGCTGCAGATTCAAGGGCATTAAGAATGTATATGAGAGATTTTGCTCCAGATTTGGATATGTCCTTTACATTTGTATCAGATGCTACCGGCGAGGTAAAGGAGATGGATGTACCGCTTGAGGTGTCATTTTTTTGGCCTAACACCTGATTATAAACTAGGTTTACACGAGGAAATATTTTCTCTATGTTACTACGGAAAGGGTGGATTTACTTGGGAAGAAGTATATTCATTGCCAATACATTTGAGGAGATATTATCTAAAACAAGTTCAGAAGGCAGTAGATGAAAAGAACAAAGTGGAACAAGCGGAAGTTTCTAAAACAAAAGTTCCTAAATTTACAAAACCGGCTGGAAGAAAATAATTTCGTGGTCTACATATTTATATTATGTAGACCATTTTTGTTTTTATAGCATTTTGGAAAAATATGGCAACGGATAATGAAAAAAAATTAGAAGAACAGATAAAAGTTTTATCACAAGAGCGAAAAAAACTTGAGGCAGATATTCTTGAATTAAAAAATCAAATAGAATCTACCGAGAAAAAATCTGTTGCAAATTTAGAAAAAATAATAAAATTGGAAGCTCTACGTCTTGATAGTGTAGAGAAAGAAGAAGAAATACGCAAAAAAATTGAAAAAATAGACAAAGATAGTGAAAAGAGAACCGAGAAAGCAAAAAAGGCACAAGATGATTCGTTAAAAGGATTTGAAAGTCAAACCGATTATACTGATACATTAGAAAGACAAATGAAATCAGTATCATACCTTATGAAAGACTTTGGGCAAACTTCTTTTAAAACACAAGCAGTTCTTTCAACTTTAAGTTCAGATGCACAGAAAAATGCCGCTAGTATGGGATTGACGGTTAATATTGCGGAAAAATTTGGAAAAACATTAGAATTAGTTGCATCGAATACAAGACAGGGGAAAATATACACAGAAGATTTTAAAGACGCATTATCAGATACAGTAGATTTAGCATCAGAAGTTGAATCATTAGAATCTGCTATGGTAAAATCATCTGCTGATGCATTAAAAGGTAAGGCGAGTATAGTTGATACCGATAAAACTCGTGAATCTATACTTGTTAAGATGTATGAGATTGAAAATGGAAATAACGATTTAACAAAAGAAGAAAAGAAAATTCAGTTGGACGCATTGGGTATTCTGATAAAAAAAATTGGAGAACTTGATAAAGTAAACGAAAAAATATCAGAACAAAATAGTCAGATGGCCGGATTAAACTCACTTAGTAGTAAAGTTGGTGATACAATGGGTGGGTGGATTAGGAAAGTTCCAGGCGGAGATAATATTGCTAAGATATTGAACATAGATAAAACTGCGGAAAATGTAAACAAAAAAATGTCAAAAGCTTTCACATCCGCAGTTGGTGCCATAAAAGGTAAAAACAGTCCTGCTGAAGCGTTTAAGGACGCAAGTGCAGCTCTTGGTGGTATGATTACTATGGCACCAAAATTGATTGCAGGATTGGGATTAGGTCTGATTACAGGTGCAGCTCAATTTCTTATTGGTGCATTTAGTGCAGTTGATCAAGAAGTTTCTGAAATAGGTAAAGAATTTGGTTATTCAAGAAAAGAAGCAATAGCATTGAGAGATACTTCTATTGATATTGCATCTGAAATGAATGTTGTTGGTGTAAATTCAAAAGAAGTTGTTAAAAGTATAGGTTTGGCTTCCGATATGATGGGTGGTCTTGATATGGGAGCAAGACTTGCTAGTGGAAATCCTGCCGCTAAACAATTAGTAAAAGATACGGCTTTGCTAACAGAAAAATTCCAAATGAGTGCAGATGAGGTAAAATCAATGCACGACCTTTCAACTCTGACTGGTAAAAGTATGGGTGAACTTGCTGGAACTGCTGCTAAAATGGGTGGTGGTCTGATGACAAGTAAACAGGCAATGAAAGCACTGGCAAGTGTTCCAAAAGAAGTTGCAGTTGCTTTTAAAGGAATACCTGCACAGTTAGCAGCTGCTGCTCAAAAGGCAAAATTATTAGGACATGATTTGAAAAAAGTTCAAGATATTGGTGACGGTATGTTGGATATTGAATCATCACTCCAAAAAGAAATGGAAGCAAGGGCAATAACCGGTAAAAATATCCAATTAGATAAGGCACGTGAATTGGCTTTGAATGGTGATATAGCCGGACTACAAGACGAATTGTTAAATCAGGCGGGTTCATTGCAAGATTTCCAAAAGATGAATAGATTACAACAGAAGTCAATGGCAGATGCAATGGGTATGTCTGTGGAAGAAATGACAACCATGCTTACAAATGCACAGAAATTAAAAGATTTGGGTGTATCACAGAAAAAGATGGATGAACTTCAGGCAAAGAGTGCTGAAGAATTAAGGGCAATGAATAAAGACGGTATGAATGAGGCAATGAAAGGGGAAATCGAAAGAATGGCAAAGGAAAAGGAATCTGCTGCTATAAAAGAAAGAATGGCCAATATTGTTCAAAAACTTCAAGAAAAATTATCAAAATTGCTATCACCAATTCTTGAAATGGTTCATGGTATGCTAGATGCTGCCGAAGCCGGTGGTGGTTTCGATAGTATACTAGAATCTGTATCTGGTATTATAAAGGGAATAATACCCATAGTTAAAACTCTTTTTGGCGTTGTTTCATCATTGATAGGTCCTGTAACTTCTGTTTTAGGATTTTTCGGTGGTATTGGAAAAGAAACGGAGGCAATAACTGGTGGTGTTGCTGATGCAGGTAAGGCAGCCGAAGCGAGTCAAGCTGGATTTGGTGGTATATTGAAAGCCGTAACTTTAATAGGTGGTGCTTTTGCAGGAAAGGCACTGCTTGGAAAAGGTCTGGATATGATGAAAGAAAAGGCATCAGAATTGGGTAATACCTTAAAAGAAAAGGTTGCCGATAAAGCAGGTGACATGGGTAAAAAACTACTTGGAATGGGTAAGAAAATGAAAGCACCAAAAATGCCAAAAATACCAGGAGCAAAAGCTGCTGGTGGAAAGGGTGGTGGTTTCATGGATTCACTTGTTCAGGCATTCAATAAAATAGATGGTAAAAAAATGATTCAAGGTGCAGCTGCATTAGTTATTCTCGCGGCTGCTTTATGGATTACTGCTAAAGCCGTTCAAGAATTTATGAAAGTTAATTGGGATGCAATGGCAAAAGCAGGTGTTGCTCTTCTTGGATTAGTAGGCATAGCGTATCTTATGTCAAAGGCAAGTACGGAAATGATTAAAGGTGCAGCTGCAATGTTAATACTTGGGGTTGCATTAGGTATCGTTGGACTTGCACTACAAACATTTATGACTGTAAAATGGGAAGACATGGCAAAAGCCGGTGTTGCTCTGCTTGCATTAGTTGGAATCGCTGCACTAATAGGTGCATTTATTGCACCTATAATGATGGGTGCAGCTGCTCTCATAGTATTATCCGGTGGATTTTTAATATTTGCTGCCGGAATGTGGGTGTTGAGTAAGGCAATGGAAGGGTTTATTCCAATGATGGAAACACTTTTCACCGGAATCAGTAGTATCATTACCACAATCGGTGATGCCATTGTAAAGATAATAGAGGCCGTAACTGCAGGTATTTCAACGGTAGTTGATAAGTTGATGGGATTAACAACACTCGATGGTGAAAATCTACTAAAAATTGCTGCAGGTATTACTGCATTAGGAGTTGCACTTGCAGGATTTGGTGCAGGTAGTGGTGCAGGTGCGATTGCAGATGGTATAGGTAGTGCTATTGGCGGATTACTTGGTGGTGACAGTCCATTGAGTCAATTACAAACAATAATGAAAGATATACAGCCGGAAAAATTATCTGGAATCGCGAAGGCAATAGTAGAATTATCTGCTGCAATGACTGCACTTTCAAACACATTGCAGAATGTAAACTTCGATAAGTTAGAAGAAGTTATGAGTGCAGTTGATAAAGCCGGTGGTGGTGGTAGTAAAATAGGTTCTATTGTAAGTAGTATTGGTTCATTGTTTGGTGGTGGTGATGACGGTGGTGCATCTGCTACACCCGCAAAGGCCGGTGGTGGAATTTCCACCGTAGGTCAAACAACCGGTGGTATAGGTTCTTCTGCTGGACCAGGTGGAACAGGTGGAACCGGATTAGGACAATCAGGTGGAGCCGGTGGTGCAGGTGGTGGTGATGGTGTTGAGAAAAAACTTGATCAGTTAATATCAATAATGTCTTCGATGGCAAGTGCACCAACTATTATCAAAATTGGTGATAAAACAGTTGAAGAAATAAATGGTAGAGCTGATTTCAAAAAGGCGTATCAAATAGGAATAGATAACAGTTATGGAAAGTCCCTACAATAATTTTTAATGCATGATATTTATATCAAACAAAAGGAATACAAATGTCATTATTGGACCTAAAATCAGATTTGTCAAAATATCGTTCTGAACCTTCTCGTGAAGAAAAAAATGAACCACAAAACTCTGTTGCGAAATCTTCAACAAATTTTGCAACAGTTCAACCTATTACGGATTCCCTTTTAAGTAAGATACCTGTTATAAAAAAACCAACTTCAAATGATATAGTTAGTAAATTAAATTCAACAAATCTTGATAATATCAAAGAGCCCAAAAAAACGGAACCTTTGGAAAAAAGATTAAACACAACAAAATTAGATGATATTGTAAAAAAAGATTTTGATGAATTGTTATTAAACTCTATATCAGAGTTTTCACCGTCTGCTATTGATATAAATTCTTATAATTTAGGAAGACAACCTATTGAAAAAATTGTATCAAAATTTGATGATATAAAACAGACAGATTTTGTTAGCTCACTTGATAAATCAAATATTCTTGTTTTGAAGAGCGATCAAGGAACAAATAATAACACATCCGATATTGAAATAACATCAAAACCTTTTCAATTCGATAGAACAAAAACTTCTCCGAATATAACAGAAA